CGTATAGATCTGTGTCGGCATTGTGTCCCGCTAAGATAGGATGACGAAATACGCCTCGGGGGACTCCCGCCGTTCTACTAAGGTTTCCGATCAGCCAGTGATTTTCTAGTAAGTCGTATGCAACGTATCGATCTATCTCTGTGCTATTATTTGATGGGTAAAACCACCATATCTCAGAAAACTCTGTATTGCTAAATCCCCAAATTTTTGACTGTTGGTTTCTGTTTAAGTCGTCAAAGACATAGTCGTGAACTTCGCAGGGAAGTTCCTGCACTGTGTTACCATCGAACCTGAAGAAGCCGCGCTGACCCATCCAGAAGACGCCCATATCCGTATCAAGCGCCGACGCCCTAGACACGGCTCCGCAAGCAGTGCCAACCCTTCGCTGAGAATAAATATACGGTGGGCCTGAATAGGTAAATGCGAAGGCGTCTAAGTCTGTAATGATTAGCGTCTGGCCTCTTGTCTTCACGCCCTGCATAATCTGCCCTGAAGTTTGAAGTTCTATGGACCCCGCTTGGTTCGTGCTTGCGGGTGTCCAGAGTGTGTTATCCTCAAAGTCGCACCACTGAACTTTACGAGGATTTCCACCCGCACCCAGCGCAAAGATAAACCGCTCCTCTGTCACGACTAGACCAAGATTAGATATCGGAGCATTTGATATAACAGCCGCATTATTTGAAGGATTTAGCTGCCACTCAAGCAGACGCCCATCATCATAGTGACACGCGACAAGATACTCGCCCCAATTATCAAGGCTCCAAGTCGTAGCCTCTGAGTATGTACCTGTTGATGGTCTACTTGTTCCATAGTAGCCAGTGCCATAGAACCCGCCGCCGTAACCCAAGTTCAGCGCAGCGTCTTCTCTGCCAGTAGCTAATCCGCTTATGGTAATATCTGTAACAGTTCCCGCCCCCGTCATAACCTTTAGCTCGTTGTGTGAACCTCCGGCAAAGTAAGCTGTATTATTATTTGTCTCCCAAGCGTGTGCGCCTCTGATTGGATTTGTGCTAAAAGATGCTTTACGCTCTTGCCAACCGCCTATAGGACGCAAAGAGCCATCACGCCACCGCACCAAACTGCCATCACGCCACCTGTTAGAAGCGTCAAAATCTGTTCCGTTTCTGTAAAATCCAGCTTTTAATTTAAGAGGTACTAGAGGCATTTTAATTATCCAAACGATATTGCGTGTAAAGAAAAGGCGCTATTTGTACCTGTGTTGGTACTTTTGGTAACTGTATAAGTTTGGCTACCTCCAGAAATGCTATCTTTGTGGGAAACAAAAAATGTCGCAAAAGTTGTATTATCGTTTTGGTCTAAGGTAAGTCCATTGTTAACAGTTGCCGTTCCTGGTCCAGCCAAACCACCAACAACTAGTGTAACGCCTCCATTTTGACCATTCACAGAAATGCTATCACTTAACGCCTCGCTTCCCTGATTATTCGCCGATGCAGTTGCGTAAGGAGTAGCACTATTATATCCTGATATTTCGAATGTATAGGCATAGTTTGGTCCAGTGGCACTTCCTGTTCCTGATCCAGAAATTAGTGTGCTTCCTGATTGAGTAGTTTCTAAATACCATATACTCGAATAAGTTCCGATATTTGTTGAACTATTATAATGACCTATTCCCCCTACCGCTTTAGTCATGGCTGTACCTCCGCAAGAGACGCTAGTAGGGCCACCATTTGTATTTGCAGTACCAGAAAATAATCCAATAGGAACAACAACAACTAGTTTAGTTCCAGATGAAAGTGTCCTATTTCCATTAGCAAATTGATTAGTTGTAGTAGACGATCTGCCTAAATATGTAGTTGTCCCACTTCCTGCACTAGCACCATACCATTCCGAAAATGACATTGCAGCACCAGAAGTTTTATCTATCAACCCTCTGATGTCAGCGTCATTTATAGATGCCGCAGAGCCGCTAGCTCCTCCCGCCTCAACGTGAATATCGTTTAAACTTATAGCGCCATTAGTTTGTAGAGCCATTTTTTAGCTCCTCAATTTCAGCTTTTAATTCTTTTATGGCTTCTATCAATAACCCATGTAGTTGATCATACTGAACAGTTTTGTATTCAATATCTTCTTGACCATGAAAAACTAGTTTTTGGCTATTTACCGCCGAAGGTAAGACTTGCTCTATCTCTTGAGCTACAACCCCTGCCGATTTTTTATTGTCTTTATTGTAAGTAAATGTGTAGCCATTTATCTGGCTTACTTTATCTAAAGCATTGTCTATCTTTTCTATATCATGCTTTAAACGCTGATCTGATACTGTTGTGGAGTATGCTGTTATGTTTCCCTCTACATCCAAATTTCCATTATCTGCAAGCCTCATCTCCTCTGAGCTTCCTCGATAAAATCGAGTTCCAGTATTAACAGACATATGTATATAGTCAGTTTGAGATCCGACATACACTTCTGCGACTGAAGCGCTAACTCTGTGGTCAGCTTTTATACTGAAAGTCATATCAAATGGGTCAGCGTCTGTACCTCCATTTGTATCAGTCCAGTTTATATCTATTCCTGCCCCCTCAACAAATTTTACCTCTACTCCATCTGAAATAGTAACTTCAGTTCCATCACCATCTTCGAGCTGAAAACTACTCATTGTTCCTGCGGAGTTGAGTTGTGTTTGAATATTACTTGTAACGCCATCTACAAAATTTAATTCAGCCGCAGTAGCAGTAACATCAGTTCCGTTTATTGTTAGTGTGCTTAAATTTGGGGCTATTGTGCCACTTGTGCCATTTACGCCGTTTACAATGGTATCAAGGGCTGTATTAATGGTTCCTCCCCAAGTGTCCTCATTTCCGCCCACTGTCGGTTTGGTTATACTGATAGCCATGTTTTTTCCTTTCTTTTCAGCAAGTTACAGCTAGGCTTTAATGTATTTTTAAATGTGTTAATTAAGAGTAACATATTATGCTGCTTCCGTCCATGTTTCACTAGATACATCTGTTGTTTCTGTAAATGTTGGTGTTGAGGCTGCCGCTGCGTCAGGCCAGGTTTCTGTGTCTGGATCTGGTGTATCTGTCCAAATATCTGTTGGCTCTGTTACGTCTGTATAACTTTCTGGTGGTGTCGTTAGCTCCATGAATGGGAAACGCGCCAATGGCACATCAAAATTACCACTTTCTACGTCAACAGGCGCAAACTTATGATCCTGAGTAATTACTGTTGGCTGCACATAATGAGCAATCCCAACAACATTATCAGATGATAAAACATGGTTTTGCGTTATGCCGCTTGTGTCTACTGTAGGAGTTCCTGTTGTTACGTCATCTCCTGCTAAGAAGTAAACAATTCTAGCTGTTGTCGTATCAACAACAGGATTTCCAGTATCTATATCTGCACTACTAAACGAATGGTCTTGCGTTATAACGGTTGTAGGCACACTAGGAGCGCCAAGAGTAATATCTGAAGAACTAAACTTATGATCTTCCGTTAGATCAATTGTCGGTAAGCTTACTGCGCCAGACGTGACATCATCTGTTGCTATATCATGAACTTGCGTAATGGCAGACGTTGCAACATCAACAGCACCAGTGTTTAGATCTGGTGCGGCAAGTGTGTGTATCTGGCTAATTGCGGATGAGCCAACTGTAGGAACGCCAAACGTAATGTCGGCAGTGCTAAAACCATGAACCTGAGTGATTGCTGTTGACGGAACTCTAACGCTTCCAGTTAATACATTAGGCGCTGAAAAACTTTCGTCCTCAAACATTGTGAGAACAGGAGCGGTGGGTGCGTTGGGCGTATATACGCCTGACATCGCATGGTTTTGAGAAATGGCACTAGTGGCAACCGCTGGATTGCCAGTAGTAACGTCATTAGTCGTAAGATTAATTACACTTTCACCAGTATCCGCTAATGGTGCGGCGGCTAGAGGTGAAAAGCCTAACATCTACCCTGCTTTCGTTTCTTTGCTTGCCTCTAGGCTTGCAATAAGAGAAGAGGTAAAAGTATTAAGAGCCGCACTTTCGCGATCAAAGTCAAACTTTGCGCGTTGCACTCTGTCTTGACACATTTTTATTTGCGCCACTAAATATTTTTGGTCTTGGCTAAATTCATCTGTGTTGTACTCAACATCATTAATGTAAAGAATGTTGTCTGTGTTTTCTGTCATCGTTTCCTCCTATTCGATGGTTACATTTGGGATTGGCTGAACAGCTTTTAACTCATCTAACGTAGTCGCTGCATCAATGTCTGGATGCGCAGGGGCGTCACGCCACGCTTGTTTTTGTGCCGAAATAGATGTTTGTTCAGATGTATTTCCAGCCTCCAATGCCTTCATAAATGCAGCATCTAACTCTGGTAAATGTGGCTCTCTTGCAAGGCGTATTTTATCACGCCAAACATCTCTTGCCTTTGCTATATCAATTTCGATTACTGAGCTACCTTCTGGTGGTGAAGACCAAGCCTCTCTAAATGTTCTTTCGGCTGGCATTGTATAATCTTCTACTGAATATTCAGTTGCTCCGATTAAAGCCATATTAGGAGCTTCAATCGTCTGTGGTATTTCAATGTCCAAGCTTGGAGCATTTTCTTCTATTAATTCTTCTTCTGCCATTAGTTGACACTCCATGCATTTCTAAAATTTCTATCACTTGGAACGTGTTCGGTTTTGCAAATACGCATCATTGGGCGGTTATGCTTCTGTGACCAAACTTTGCGTGGAACAGTAAGCAAAGCTAAATATTCCATTGCCTGTTCCTCAGTAAGAGGTGGTATTCTTGGAGCAGTATCTTGAAGTTTCCACTTTTCGATATCGTGAGCAAATTCTGGTGAATGCCACCCTTCGTCTATAGCTTTTTGCTCATCATCCTGAAGCTGCCATAAAACCCAAATAGGGGGCAATTGACCGCTCATAGCTTTGCCAATCCATTCTTCAGTAGGAATAACTACATGGGCTGGCTGCTCTGGGCGGTCTGGGTCTTCGTAAACTATTCTGTACTGAGGTTCTGCCATTAGTGATTTCCTACAAGGGTAAGAACATCCCAATCCAAACGAGTTGTGCCTGTCGTACCTGCTCCTGCACAATAAACCTCAAAGCTGGATGTCGTTAAAGTAGTACAAATACTACCCCAACACTGCCATGGGCTACCACTTGAGTTTGGAGATTGAGAACCTCCGCTAACTGGAGCATGACTTGAGGTAGACAATGTGGGTGATAAATTTGGTCTATACTCTCCGTTGGCAAGGTCAGTTATGCTACTTAATCCGCTAGAACGTCTTAGGTTAACTGTGCCAGTTCCATCAACGTTTGCATAATAAGCAACGCCAGCACCACCGCCTGAAATGGAGCCAGTTACAGTAAGATCACCAGTTACATAAACATGAGGAGAGGAGTTCTTTACCTCAAGCCTTTCTGTTCCACCTACAACGACACGCCATTGATCCGACGCATGAAATTGCATATATGTGTTAGTGTCGCCATGATGGAACAACTGGTCACAACCGTAGATGTCATAGTTGTTCAAATCTAGGTGCTGCGACATTTCCATGTAGGTGCTGGCAATGGTGACTTTTACGCTACCGTTGTTAAATAAGCGTGTGTTACCGTTATGTGTAAAATCAATGAGCCACTCATTGTCTACATCGTTGTATATACCAGTGCTTGAAGCATTATCGTGCATAAAAACAGCACGTCCACCACTTGAATAACCTTCGTAGCCACCATGCGCTCCACCGTCGATCTGGATAGAGCCGTAGGTGCCTGAGACTGGTTGAAAGTAACCGTTGCCAGTATCGCCTAAACGGACGCCTGTTGTGTTAACTGTGACTTCTGAAGAACCGCCAACCGTAAGTTTAATAACGTTAGCAGAGCTAAACCCCATATAACTGTCAGT